ATCATAATCCCATGCGATAGGTATCGCTCCACCCGACCCGCTATCAGGCTGAAAATACGACTGCGAGTTTTCCCACGCCAGAGAGATCGAAGACGTCGGTCCTTCGACAGTCATAGGTATCGAAATCTTTAACGCTTGAGCCGGCGCGTTGATGCCGGCTCGCTCGCCCTCGAATGCTGTGCTGACGGATGCCCTCAAGCACACGCATTCTGTGCCGGAACCATTGAAGAACCACGGCTGCCAATACGTCTTCGGCGAAGCCAGCGAACGATCGCCAGTGTCACCGGGGCTCCAGTCCGGATAGAACGTGAGATCGACGGCCGTCGAGACTTCGTTACCGGGACCAAACCCGCCGAAGTTCGATCCGAACGGCCATAGCCTATGTCGATCAATGAATCTCCATCCACGAGGACGCTCGTCTTCGTCGTATATCCCAGAGATGATCGAGTTCGGATGGCAGACGATTCCTCCGCGCGTCGGAAGATCGGCGTAGTAAACGCGCACGTCGCTCGTCGTGTCGAAGTTGATGACGTATCCCATATCAACACCGCCGTCCGGGCAGTATTGATCGGCACGATGCCATGTGATGACGATGAGCCGATAGATGAATCTCGGCGGCGTCGTGTCTGGAATCGGAATCTTCTGGATCGCCGCGCCGAGAACGTAGCCGGAATCCGGCGCCACACCGAGAATCCTTCCTCGCGCGTACACGAAGTTGTCGAAAACCTTGATCTTTCTTCCCTGAAAATCCGTCTCAAGATCGTTGATGTACGTCTGCATCGCGAGCGGCTTGCGCTCAAGTCCGCTACGAAATCCAAGCGCCAGCTCGTTCGGCGGAATACTTCGCCCCTGCGGGCCGCGCCACGACAGTCGAGGAATCTCTGGATGGATCGAGCGCCAGTCGAGATTGCCGCAGCGAATCCACTGATCTTCGTGGTTTAGAAACGCGACCGCATTGCCAGTCATCCAGAACGAAGCAGGCGGCTTGATGCTGTTGTCTATCAGCGATGGAATCGCGCTCGAAAGCTGATCGACGATCCCCGATGGATCGGTCGCCGTGATCGACACGGTTTGCAGCGCGCCACTCGCCGTGTGATCGTCGAGTATCTTGACGCCGCCCTCTTTTTCCATGCGCTGAAAGAGTGTCTTCGATCCCGATGGATAGCTCGACTCGTCGGTGCCGAATGCACGGATGAGGCGTTGCAGGTATGGCGCGAGATTCGCGAAGCCGAAGAACGGCGGCGTCAGCTCGTAGCCGGGATCGCGACGATCGTTGATCTCGTCGAGGATCGCCTTGCCGGCGCCGGGGTTCCTGAACTTCGCTCGATACGCGCCCCACGGCTGATCGAGCTTCGGTATCGTGATGCGCGAGGCGTCGAAGACGTCGGAGTAGAGCGGAACCGCACGAAGCTCGGGATAGCCGGCGTTGTCCGCTTGGGTGAGGAGGAGCTGCGACATCGGGCCGTTCGGCGTCCAGCGATCGGGCTCGGGGCCGGGATCGTAGGGGTCAACGCCATCGCCGACGTTGACGGGCAGCCCCCACCCGGCAGGCGCAATGGCGGCGGCCGGCTCGATCACGATCCCCTGCGGAATCCACACCGCGCCCGGCGTCGTCGGCTTCTCGACGCCGGGATGCGCCTCAATCTCGGCGATGTACGTCGTCCCGTCGAACAGAGTGTTGATCGTGCCCCACTCGTACCGGCGGAAGAGATGCGCGTGGCCGACGCCGCCGAGCGACCGCTGCCGCTCCATGATCCCGACCTGATTGCGCGCCGTCCCGATATGGCGCTGGCAGAGCTGCGGGTCGCCGATGAAGCGAAGCCGCAGCTCCTTTTGCCAGCGCGCGCCGAGGCGGTCGAGCCAGCTCACGTCACGCCGGATTCGTCGCCGCCAAGCTGTAGAGCCACGCGAGCTGATCGCCAGTCTGCAAGCCCGAGCGCGCGGCGCCGAACTGCACGGCGCCCCATTCCTTGCCGGTCGCTGCGCTCTTCGCCGAGTTGCTGATGACGATGCCGCCCCACAGCGTCTTGTCGGCGCCCGATCCGACCGTCGTGATCGCGGTCGCATCGTTTACCACGGTCGCATCGGTGACGTCGCCCTCGGCCGGGAAGATCAGCGCAGGACGGGTGGATTCATCGTAGTTCGTGAACTCCTGAACATCGGTGCCGATGGTCGAGGCTTTCCAGCCATCCTGCGGCGTCGAATTGCTCTTGTACGGAGCGACGTACCACGACGCGATCTTCGTGCCATTGCAAAGTGCAACGACGATCGCGTAGATGCGACCCTCTTTGACCACGAGGTTGTGGACCGTGATCGGATCAGCGCCGCGTTCCAAGAACGACGGGCCGCCGACAAAGAGGTTCGTCATGCTGCCACCGATCGCGAGATCGGACTTCAAAACCATCATCCCGCTTTCCGTCTTCTCGTAGCGGTGGGTACGGAAAGCGCGAATGATGTCGCGCAGAAGATGCTTGTTCATGTCACCACCTTTTCTTCGGGCAATGGAACAACGGGATTTTCGCCTTCAGGATCATCGGGCAACCGCAGACGTTACACGTCAGCATCTTGTTGCTCGACACAAACGGACACTGTTTGCAAATCTCAATCTTCTCTTGATACGTCAACCTCTTCGTTTCTTCCGTCATTGCCCTGCCCTCTTGACGAGAACAACGCCAAGAGAGTCGCCCATGCGAATCGAATCCTGCATCGGCGATCCGCGCAGGCTCGTGATGACGTGCCTCTGTCCATCGCGTTCGCGGAACACGCTCGCCGCGCGCTCCGCGACTCCGGCGTTGAAGCGCCGCGGCCCAATGCGCTCGACGACTCCGCCCGGCTTGCCGAGACAGAAGTGGCCGCCCGTGTCGAGCCAGTACGCATAGCGCGATGTCGGCGCGGCATCGGGATCGAATGCCTTGGCCGGCACGAGCAACGACGAGCCCTCGACCGCGCCATAGGGATGGACCTCTCTCGACTTCCAGCCGCCATCAGCCAAGGGATCGGCGCCGGCCATCCAAAACGTCCGGCCGCCGGCAGCAACGAAGAGGCCGCTCGCATCAGACGCCGAGATCGACTCGATCATCGTCGGTGGCGCAGCGAAGCGCAGGTAGTCCTTTGCGCCGTCCCAGAGCGTTGGGCGCAGCGCCTTCGACCATCCGACGTACCGGCCGCTCGCGAACACGAGGCGGCCGTTGTGGATGCGGTAGATCGTTGCCGGCGGCGTTCGGTCGAGCATCAGCGTGTCGAGCCTGAAGCCCTGCGGCGCGCTCGTGATCCTGATCTCGCTCGTTCCCGGCGCGCCCATGCCGGCGCGGTAGAACGTCTCGTTGCCGCCAGTAACGAAGACTTCGACCGCGGCGATCTCGGGGCTCGTCGGCGTCGGGATGCCGGAGACCACGATCCCGCCGCCGGTCGGTACGTCGATTTCGATCGGTTCCTCGGTGCCAGAACGTTCGCCGTACTGGTTGCGGAACGTGAGCACGACTTGGTACGTGCCCTGCCCCAAGCCGCCGCTCGTCACGCTGAGGATCGGCGAGGATGGAACTTCGACGCCCATCTCGCGCGTCGTCGCGTCGCGCATCACCATGCCCTGCCGGGAGCCATCGGACCAAAAGATTCGATCGCTAAGCTCGGCATAGGTGAGTTCGAGAAACGGCGAGAGACCATCGACGAGTTCGGTGATCGCGCCGTTCTCGTCGAGACGATGCAGCTTCCCTCCGGTGACACAGAGCCCGAACGGAAACTGATCGCAGTACAGCGAATGGTACGGCTGATCGTCCACAAGGATTTGACCCTTGCGACGCTTTGCGATTCCCTCCGCGGAGAGATCGATGTTGTCGGCCTCGGCCAGCGCGATGATGCGACCGAAGTTGTCGCGATCGAGCGCGACTTCTTCGGCCATGTTGTTGATGCCGGCAGGCCACCGTCCGAGCTTGACGAGTCCTTTTTCGGGGACCATCACATCCCCCATCCGCGCGTGGGCGCGGGACGCATCTCGAACGCGCGACGCTGACGATCCGCGTTCTCGCGGATGCCGAACGAATCCATGAACGCCGCCTCGCTGGCCTGCGCCTTCTCGGGCCGGTACGTGTCGCTGTCGCGCTTCGAGTAGCAGCGGAACAACACCCAATCGAGAAGTCGCTCGTGATGCTTGGCAGCGATCTCGAAGCGATCCGAGAGGCGTTGCAACGGCCAGATTGGGTAGCGATACACGCTGAGCTGAAACAGCAGCGGATGCTCTGTGCCCTCGTCGTCCGTGTACGTCGTCTGCTTCGGGATCGGATACGTGTTGAGCTTGATCTTTTCCTGCGCGTCGTGCGTCAGGTAGAAAGCCCTCGCTTTCGATTCCTTGCGAGTTCTCCACCGTCCAACGCGACGGAGCCCGTAGTCATCGGTGATTGCGTGACCATCGAGGTATTCCGGCGTGGTGCGTTCGATGGCTTCTTGCGTGTCGCTGTAGCGCACGAAACGCACGTCGAAGATCGACCAATGCAGCGGGTAGAGCGACTGGCCTTCGACGACGGGAAGCTGCGTGAACGAAGAGGTCTCGTCGTAGAGAAGCCGCGCGCGCTCGGCGGCTTCCCGTTGCGCCTCTCGGAAGAACCCGATCAGCTCAGAGTCCGGCCACAGTTGCGATCCCGGCGTGCCGTCCGCCTGTACGGCGTCGTCATCGAGCCGGGACCGAGCAAGCGCGACGGCATCCCTGAGCTGCACGGTCAGGCCGAGAGCGCAACCGCGCCGTCCGTGACTGTGAAGTCGGCGCCGAAGGACGCGATGCCGAGGTCGGTGTCCGTGGCGACCGGCAGGCGATCGGCGGCGATCGTGCCGGTCGTGATCTGCGAAGCGTCGATCTCAACGTCGCCGCCACCACCGACCGGCGTCCCCTGCACGACCTGCGACGAGAAAACCTCGTTCCCCGGCGCGCCAGTGACGAGCGTCGGCCCGAACGGCTGCCAGCCATCGCCGATCGCGGCGTTGAGCTTGGTCGCAAGACCGTCGAGCGTGGTGTCCGAGATGTACTTGACGCAGGTGAGAGCCATGTCAGATTGCCTCGTTTTGGTACTGTTCCCATGCCGCATCGCGCTCGGCCGCGGTGATCTTCATGCCGGCGATGTCCGAAACCGCCTTGACGTCTGGACGCCCATCCCCGGTGAGAAGCGTCTTCGCCGCGTCGGCGTCCTGCGTCGCGCGCTCGAACACCTTGGCAACCGCGTCGATGATGATGTCGTCCTTCGTGCGGTTCTGGTTGTTCGGCTCCGTCGAGTCGGCTTCCTTCTGCGCTCGTACCTTTTCGCGCGTGCCCTCGGGCGTGGCGCCTTCGAGCATGGCAAGACGATGCAGCGACGGATGGACTTCGACCGGCTCGTTGCCAATGCCGGCTGTGTGTCCGCCAGCCGTGGTCGCGACATACACGACCTGATCGTCCTCGACCGCCTCGAACTTGCGAAATTCCTTCGGACCTTTCATGCGTGACTCCCTGATAGAAGAAGGGCCGCCGAAGCGGCCCCGGAAGTTTACACCGCCGCGTCAGTCCGACAAGCCGTATCGGCTCGCTCCGTGACTGAACTGGCCGCGCTCCTCCATGATGTACGTGAAGAAGATGCGGAACTGGCCGGCAGTCGGCGCATTGCCGACGCCCGTCCAGCGCACCGTGACCCAGAACCCGTTTGCCACGGTGAGCGGAAGCCCCGTGAGCGCGCCGGCCGTGGTCGCCGCGATGTTGAGATCGTTCTTGTAGGCGTTCTCGCTCGACTCGTTGCCGACGTCGAGAACGTCGCTCGTCTCCGAGTTGAACGCGACGATAGGTACGACGTTGCCGGTGATGTCCGTCGCTCCGGCCGGAAGCCAGAAGACGGCGTAGTCATCGCCGCTCGTGAGATCGCTGAAGTTCACATCGACGTAACCCTCGATGCGCTGCTGACGGTCGGCGCTGATGCCGGCCACTCCACCCTTGAAGCTCATGGTTCTCTCCTGCTGTGGCTGATGCGACGGCGGGTTTTACCCCGCCGCCGTGACCATCGGGGATTAGCCGATGAAGTGGTCGATCGTCAGCACGCCGAAGTCCTGCGTGCTCTGATCGTAGATGGAGTAGAACTTCGGCTTGAGCAAGCCGAACATCTTGTCCACGTTGATGCCCCAGAACGAGTCGTACTGGAACAGCTTTTCGACCCAATCCGAGATGTTGAGGTCCGCCATCGCCATCGCCTGCGCGCCAAGCAGCAGCGTGCGGGTTCCGTTGACGTGGCCGCCCGAGCCCCACTTGGAGCCGTCCGCGGCGCCGAGCGTGGTGTAGGCGAGGTTGTGCTGGTAGATCAGCGCGCCGTCGATCATGACGTCGGCGCCCGTGAACCACGGGTTCTGATCGCCGCGCACGCCCGCACTCGTGATCGCGCGCTGGAAGTTGTCGTCCATCTTGAGCGCGGCCATCGTCAGCGGGTGGACGATGATGATGTAGTACTCCTTGTTGTTCGCGATGACCGGCTTGATCCGGTGCGTGCGCGCGTAGGCGATCGCATCGACGATCATCTTGTACTTCGGAACGTAGGTGTTCGCGATCGAACCCGTGCCGTAACCCGAGTCGCCGGGGCCGAGGAGGTTCGTGCCGTTCCACGTCAGGTTGCGCTTCGACGTCGGCGCCGAAACGTCCGAGGCGAACGCGAGGTTCTTGAGCTTCGAGCGCGAAGGGCGCGTCGAGCCGTCGCAGTTGAACTGGAATCCGATGCCCGAGAGAACGAGCACGGCCATCTGATCGACGCGATTCGCCAGCCAGTAGGCCAGCTTGTCCTTCGCGAGTTCGCGAACCGAGAGCACATGGCGCTGGTTCGACATCTTGCCCTTCTCGCGAACGCCGTGGTTCAGGAGGTCGATCGTGATGATCTGCGACGAGGACTGCATCTCCTCCTCGTTGCCCTCGCGCTCGTCGTCTCCCGTGCCGCCGTCCTCGACGAGATCGCTGACGAGGAAGAAGATGCACTGGTCGCCCTTCTCGGTGCGAGTCAGCTCATCGACCGTCTGAACGGGGTTGTTATTGCCGGCGCCCATGAGGCGCTTGATGAACGTCTGATCGCGCCCGGCAATCCACGTCTTGCGGGACCACACGAGCTTTTCTTCGGGGGTTTGCGCAGCGAAGTCGGTGGCCGACATTGCCGGTGCTCCTGATAAGGCTGATGGATACACGAACGGATCGAAGCGTCGATCCTGCGCAGGCGACCCGTGTACCTAGTGGGTCAAGCTCGCCGTGTAAGGCCACAGCCCATTTAACGTCGGAGCAGACGAGGTTGCTTTCTTTCCGCAACCCGATGCCGCATTGCGCGGCTCGGGTGCGGACATTACCGCGATCTTCGCGACTTGTCTAGTCGCGCCTGCCGAAAGATTCGCTGATCTGTTCCGGTGTCATGTCGCGAATCTGCTGGTCGGTCAGCTTCGAGGCAATGATGCGTCCTTTCTCATCGCGGGGCAGGTTGCGCGCACCACTCTTCGCCGTGTGTGGCGGCAGGCGCTCGGACTCCGCGGCGCCACGACGACGCTCTTCCTTGGCGAGCGAGCCACGTTCGGGCCGCTCTTCATCCTTCCCCTTGCCGCCCTTCTCGTTGCGCTTGGAGAATCGCTCGCCGATCTCGGCGCCGGCTTTCGCGATGGCTTCGGCCGCCGACAACCCTTCGCGCATGTAGCGGTCGCGACGGCCGATCACGGCGTCGATCGCGTCCTG